TGGCTTCTCGGGCTTTCTCGTTCGGCTTCCTCGAACCCTGCCGAGCCCCAAGCCAAAAAGCGAGCACGTATCGACGAAATCGTCATGCGCCCCTTGCGGGAATTTCATCATTTGGTCGTGCGCGTCGGCCCACCAGCGCGGAAAGTTGGGAAAAATGACTTTTCCCATCGCCGTGCGGCCCTGAAAGCTCTGCGCCCGCGCCTCTTTGTCGCCGTTGGGCACAATTTCGTCGATCGAACAGAAAACCCGCCGCTCCATCATCCGTTTGCGCAGGAAAGGTCCGATCGAACGCGAAATATGCCCCTTCTCAGCCCACCAGAAGAGCGGATTGTAGCGCTCGATCATGGCGACCATCGCTTCGACGACGGTTCGCGTGTCGGCTTGCTGCCAGAAGATGTCCGGCATCACCCAAATCTGCTCGTCGTCGTCTACACCCACCACCATGAGGCAGGTTTTGTCGCGGCCCTGCGCCGTAGACACGGCGTGATCGCTCGCGCCGTAAAATTTGAGACGAGACTTGTCTGGAAGCTCGCTCATCCGCTTGTAAGTGCGTATCCAGGCGTCGCGAAAGAACGATCCGTCTTCCGGCGACGGCGAACCCTGATAGAGCGCCTGAAAACCGCGCTTGTCGGTGGTCTTGATGTTTTGCAAATAGGCGTCGTCGAAGCGTTCAGGCCAAAGCGCCTCGCCCGGCGCGCGCCCGAGAATGTCGTTGTCGCCAGCGATGGCGGGAAAATCGATGATCCGCCACTTTTTGGCTTCCTGTTCGGTGAAGCACGGGTTTCTGGGATCGGTGAGACGGCCTACTAAGTCGTCTTCGTGCCAGCGTGTCTGGATGATGACGATCCAGCCCGCCTTCGTCATCAACCGTGTCTGCAAAACCTGGGTGTACCAGGTCCAGAGGTCTTCGCGTATCTGGATACTATCGGCTTCCTTGCGGTTTTTGATCGGATCGTCGAGCAAAATCCCGTCGCCGCCGCGTCCGGTGATGCCTGAACCTCTGCCGAGGAAGAACATCGTGCCGCCGCCATCGATTTCCTGGCGGCCTTGCGCGGCTGAACCGACTTGAAGCCTCACTTCGGGGAAAACATGGGCATAGAGCGGGCTGCGCATGATGTTGCGAACGGCCCGACCGTGATCCCAGGAGAAATGCTCGCCGTAAGTCGCGACGATCGTCGAGTTTTCGGGGTTGCGACCCTCGTACCAGGGCACAAACAGGTGCGTCGCGAGCTTGGTCTTGCCGTGTCTAGGCGGCATGTTGACGATGAGGCGGGTAATGTTGCCCGCTTCGACCTCTTCGAGCGCCGCGCCGAGCACGCGATGATGCTTGGCGTCGCGATAATTCGACTGCGCCATGTCGTCGGGGGCGTCGAGCGACGGCGTCATGTAGCGGGCGAACGCGATCAGGCTCTCGCGAGCCTGCAAGATCGCTTTCTTGCGTTCGAGAAGGGCGCGCAGCTCGTTCATGCAGGCAGAAGACCGGGGTCCGCCGCCGTTTCGAGCGCCGTGATGCGGGTTTCGTGACCGGCGATATTCGTCGCGTTGGTCGCGACGTTGGTCGCGTTGGTGGTGATGCGGGTTTCATGGTTGGCGACCTGGGTTTCAAGCGCCGCAACCCGAGGCGTCAAATCCACGCCAACGCTTGCAAGGGATGGGCAAACGAGCACAACTTCGCTGTGCTGCGGCCACGCGATCCCAGTGCGGTTGGTGACGTTGATGAAGGTCGCGCCAAACCCAACGTTAACCGCCGGATTGACGTATACATAGCCGTTGGCGGCAACCTCCCAATTGACCTTGTCTACGTCCGGGTTGCTGGCGTCGGGCGTCATAATCGCGATCGTGCCCATGTTGTTGACCGGCCCCGCCGTGAGCTTGGCGGTGAACATGTAGCCGCTGGATTGGGTCATGCCTGAACTCCCTAGACACGCTCGGTGCGCAAACCAGGCCGCCGAGGTGGCGGCCCTTTCGGCGGGCCTTTCTTGGCAGGAAACGGAGCCCGCGCGCCCGGCTGCGGCGGCGGCATGGGCCGCGCAACAGGGGGCGGCCCAGCGCCCGGAGGAACCCCCGGCGCAGCCGAGCCCGGAGCCATCATGGGCATCGCTGGCGGGCCTTGGCCTGGCATCGGGCCTTGCGGCAGCGGCGCAGCTCCTGGGTGAACCATCGGCATCCCGCCGCCCGGACCGCCAGGCGGACCCATAGGCGGGCGCGGCGGGCCGCCCAGCATCGGCGGATGCGCGGTCATCGACATGGGCGCGCCATGCGCGGCGGCGAGCCCGGCAAGCAGGTGAGCGATGGCCGGGCTCGCACCCTGCGGCGGGTTCATGCCGCCGACCAAAGCCGGATTAGGGAGCGGCGGCGCGGTGCGCGCTGTCGCTGGCGGTCCAGAACCGAAAGCCATTGTTTATGTCTCCGTCTTGAATGGCGGGGCCGCGCCGTCTAGGGGGGCTTGAGCGGCGCGGTCCCTTCCCTTCGGGGTTATTGCGGTACTCCCCCGAAAGCCTGTTTCCTGCGCAGCCCGAACATTGCCAGGAAGCCGACGCCGAGAAGCATCATCGCCCAGGTCGAAGGTTCGGGCGTCGATACCGCCGTGATCGTGCCGTCAATCGCGATGTGGATCGGCGCGCTGCCACTGATCCCCGACACTTCGGCGAAGTAAGCGCCAGCACCGAGCGCGTCGGGCGACACAGTCGCTTCCTGGCCGCCGATCACGTTCAGGATTGCCGCACTCTCGATCAGCGAACCCATCGGCTGAAACGGGCTGACGGGCGCACTCGACGTGAAGTTGTTGAGCGACAGCTCGCCGCTGGTGATCCGCTGCGCGCCGATCGCGCTGTCGGACACGCTGACGGTGACAGTTTCCGTGACCGGCAGGGTGAACTCGAAAAACTCCGAGAACCCAATGCCCGAGCCGGGAGTGTCTTCAGCCGGAAGCGCCAAGCTCTCGTTGAGGACGCTGCCAATATTCTCGACGGTGATCTGCGTCGCCGCGTGTGCAGGCGCAGCCACAGCGACGGCGGCGAGCACAATGGGAAAGATGATCTTGGACATGAGTGCGCTTCTTTCGTTGAAACAGGGTCGCCCCTTTAACCCGAGCATTAAAGGTTCCCCGTCAGGAGCAAGACGAGGACGATGATAATGAGAACGCCGACGAGGCCGATGCCGCCATGCCCGAACCCGTAGCCGTAGGGCACACCGACCCGGCTTCCGCCGATGCCTCCAAACAAAACGACGATCAGGATGATGATGAGAACGACGCCGAGCGTGCTCATGACTTGTCCCTTCCCCGGCTAAGCCAGTATGCGACCACCGCGCCGAACGCTGCGACCAGGCCGCCGATCGCGCCGCTGGTGATCTCATCGGTGGGAACGGTGAAGAAGGCGCAAAATGTAACCAAGCCGAGAAACGCTAAAATCACCAAGAGGCTGACGGTGAGCGTGCCGCCGGTCGCGTCGAACCGGCTGGCGACAACCAGCAAGATCGTGGTGAGCGCGACCGCGATTGCGAGGCCGAGCGACGCCGGATAGTCCAGCAACTTCGGCGTCGGCGGCGGGACGACGAGATCGGAAGCGGCCATCGAGATCAGCCTTTCGCTTTCCATCGCGCATAGGCGCTCGCCATTTTCTTGTCGTAGGCGTTCTGGGCGTAGGCGGGACCGTTGTAGCCCTTGGCGAACGCCGCCCAATTCTTGGCGCGCAGCGCCCCGTCGAGCTTGTTGGCCTGGATGAATTTGACGAATGCATCGAGATGCGCGGGCGCGCCGCCCGTCCACATCGCATCGACAAAATCCTGCGAATTGTCGAAGCCGCAAGCCTTGTGGTTTTGCCCCAGGATTTGGAACATCCCCCACGAACAGGCTTTGTTGGCGGCGTTGGAGTTGAGCGCTCGCGCGTCCTCGTAGCGGGCGTGTTGGGCCGCGCCGGTCGCGCCGTAGAGCGAGCGGTCCCATGTCGGCGACGACAATTTGACGCCGCGCCGATCCTTGGCGTTGGCGTGCTTGCCGCCCGTCTCTTTGTGGAAGACATGGGCCTCGTAGAGGATCGCCGGGCGTCCGTCCGCCAAGATGCCCGCGCCAGCGCTCTCGACTTCCGCGACGGCGCGGATCGCGGCGACCTCGACGTTGAGTTCCTTCGCGGCGCGAACAAAATCCGCGTCGGTCAACTCGCGCTGAAGCGTCTCGATCATCGCGGGATCACCATCGCTTCGAGGTCTTCGACCCGCGCTTTGGCCGCCGCAGCGTCGTCTTCGAGAGCGCTCAACCGCGCGTCGATGTCCTGCACCTGGGCGTGGACATCGACGATGTCGGGCGGCGGCGGCTCTTCAATCGGTGGCGTCGGATTTCCCGGCGGCGGCTTCGGATCGTTGCCATCGTCGAGCCAGGCCAAATATTCCTGATAGTCGATGTTGTCGGGATCGGCCGGGATGAACGCGCCGTCCTCGTCGCGCTGGATCATCCCGGCGTGAGGTTGGTTAGTCATGTGATCCCAGACTTGCGTGTAGGTCATGGTCAAAGCTCCGCGCTCGCAGTTAAGCTACCGTTCCATTGCGCCCCTCCAGCAGCCGTAGCAGCAGCGTATAAAACAAGATCATCAGGCAAGATATTTGTTGCCGTTAGCCCACTAGCATTTATGTAAGATTGACCTGAAAGCACAATTGTCGGATTTGCGCGCATCGTCACAGGTAGAGCAATCGGACAACCAAAATTGGCAGGCCCGTTCATGGATGTCATCATTGAGAGATTATTTTTTGTACAGTAATACCTCTGACAATCGGCCAAGGACTTCGCCAGCGACTGCCGATTGTAGGGCGTTGCTACGTTGCCTATCTCCAACTTGACGCCGGTAAAAGTGAAGCTTGCGCCATTGACAGCGACGATGCTCTGCGAGCCGGTCGCCCCGGTGTAACCGGGAGCCGTCGTTGTTGCCCAAGCATTGGCAGGACCGCGAGCGTTTGCGCCAGAACCAAGATCGAAAATGAGGTACATCGACCCGGCGTTGCCGACCATCGTCCATAGCCCGCCCGTGTCGCCGGGGATGTTGACAACGAGCTTCGTCCAAGTGTTCGCAGCGGGGATCGAGTAAGCGAACGGATAGGAGCGGGTGCCTGCGAAATTGCGGATCGAGCCTGAGAACGTGCCGGTCAGGCTGGTGTAGACCCAGAACGACAGCGTTACCGGCTGCGCGCCTGCGGTTCCCCAAGCGAAATCGCTAACCTGATCGGCTTCGATAGCTTGATAAAAATCGTAGAAGTCAGCCGCCGCCGCCACATAAGCCGAATTGGAAGTAAAATTCAGGAAATATGGAGTTCCAGTAAAGGCTGTGGTTGTAGATG